CTATTGTTAATCACCTAGAAGATAAATACCCTATAGATAAAATTTTAACTTTTAGTGGATCAAAGGGTAACTTTAGAAAACTAATCACACCAAAGTACAAAGCCAACAGAAAGAAACAAGAACTGCCGCCACTATTAGATGAGATGCACCAATTTGTAAAAGACCACTACGATAGTATTTGGGGTTACGGTGTAGAAACAGATGATATGGTTGCTAGGTACTGGAAACAAATTAGTGATGATATTGGTAGAGATGAAGTAATGATAGTTTCAATAGACAAAGACTATAAACAGTTCCCTTGCTTGATGTACAACTATCACTACAAGCATAAAGTAATATTAGACATATCAGAAGAAGAAGCTATGTACAATTTCTATGAGCAATGCATTGTTGGTGATACCGCAGACAATGTAAACTACTTTAAAGGTAAGGGTAAGAAGTTTGCAGAAAAACATTTTAAAGACTGTACAACAAAATACCAATACACAAGAAAGTTATATGAATTATTTAAACTAGAATACAAAGGTAAAGCAAGACAAAAATACACAGAGTGCTATCACCTATTAAAATTAAGAACACAATGAAAGATAAAATAGTAGAAGATTTAAAAAGAGAATTTGATATAAGAAGTTGTGTTGGTATAGACAAATACAAAACAACACTACAAGACAATAACAAAGATGATTTCTTGCAGCACCTAAAAGAAGAACTAATGGATGCAGCTTTATACATACAAAAACTACAGAGCAAATGAATTACAATACAGTACCAACAATACTAGAAACGCCAGAACAAGTAAGTGAATTACTTATTACATTAACTGGCATAGATATATATAAACAAACAAGACAAACTGAATACGTTGAGCATAGAGCTTTGCTTTGTCATATATTAAGAAACAAACTTGATATGAGGTGGGTAAGTATATCAGACTTTATAAAATCAAAGGGCAAATCATTTGACCACGCAACAGCAATACACGCAAACAAAATGTACCCTATCTATAAGCGGTCAAGATTTGATTACTATGATAAACTTGAAAGTAACTTTATAGTTAAATCACAAATAGAGTATAGCCAAATAACTAAACTAGAAGTGATACAAAAAAAGTATGCAACACTAGAAAAAGATTATTTCAAAGCAATAGAAAAACTAAACCAATTTGATGGTGGTTATACTAAAAACGAAAAGCAATACAGAACATTAGAAGAAGAACAAAAAACAATGTATGATGAACGTGCAGCTTTAGTGTTAAAGTCTTTTGAATGGAAGCAAAACAATAGTGAGTATGAAATAATAAACTGTGCAACTTGATAGAATTTATAAAAACAATATTGTGTTTAGCATTAAGCTTTGGGTTTCATTGTATAGTATGGGAGGATGATTATGTAAAATCTAAATTCTGGAAAGTATATTGGGCAATAGTTATATTATGTTTATTTCCTTTAATTATGATTATATGATAAAAAAAGAATGGCTATTTATGCAAACACCAAAAGAGAAAGCATACCAATTAGTAAAAGCATTTTATGTAGAAACAACAACAAGCACAGAAGCAAAGAAATGTGCTAAACTACATATAAGTCTTATACTAGAAAACGAAATACTAAAACCATCTAACAATATAGAATACTATCAAGAAGTATTAAACGAAATAGAAAAGCTATGAGCAAGAAACTAATACAAAAGCTACAACAACTATTAGACAAATTACCAAAGGGTAAAGAAAGAAAAGCAATAAGAGAAAGACTGTTAAAATTAAAGCTAAATAAAAACGTTGAGTAATTACGTTATATAATTGAATAAACAAATTTCTATCAAATGGATAAAAGAAAAAATAACGGTGGTGCAAGAGAGGGTGCTGGTAGACCAAAGAAAGCAGACGAACTTAAACTAATAGAAAAACTTGACAACCTTATTGATAATGATGAGGTGATTAAAACACTAGGTAAACAAATACTAAAAGGTGATAGCCGTGCTATGTCATTGTACTTTGGTTACAGATATGGTAAACCTAAAGAAAGTGTAGATATTACATCAACAGATGGGTTTAATATTAACTTTAAGGATATTATCAAATTTAAGTGATAGAGGTAGATCCAAAGTATAACCCTATCCAAACATCAGATGCAAGATACTATATTGTGACTGGTGGTCGTGGGTCGGGTAAATCGTATTCTATAAACTTACTTTTGTTATTGCTCACTTTTGAAGCTGGGCATACAATCTTGTTTACTAGGTTTACACTATCGAGTGCTTACATTTCTATTATACCAGAATTTATACATAAGATAGAAACACTAAACTTACAACACGTTTTTTATATAACAAAAGATGAAATACGAAATAAGCTATCTGGAAGCAAGATAATCTTTAAGGGTATAAGAACTTCTAGTGGTGATCAGTCTGCAAATTTAAAAAGTTTAACAAACGTTACAACTTGGATAATGGATGAAGCAGAAGAACTAAATGATGAAAACATATTTGACAAAATAGATTTAAGTGTTAGAAACCTAAACCAAAAGAATAGGGTAATACTTATTTTAAACCCAGTAACTAAAGAGCATTGGATATACAATAGGTTCTTTGAAGATAAAGGTGTACAAGCTGGAACAAACTCAACTAAAGGAAATACAACCTACATACACACAACTTATTTAGATAATATAGAAAACCTATCCAAAAGCTATTTAGAGCAAATAGAAAACATAAAGAAACGCAGACCAGAGAAATACAAACATCAAATGCTCGGTGGCTGGTTAGAAAAAGCAGAGGGTGTAATATTTACTAACTGGAAAATAGGTGAGTTTAAAAAAGTAGGTGTTAGTGTGTTTGGTCAAGATTACGGGTTTGCATCAGATGAAAATACATTAGTAGAAACCAACATAGATACAAACAACAAGATAATCTATTTAAGAGAGTGTTTTTACTTGAAAGGTCTTACCACATCACAGATAGCTGAACTAAACCTTAAACACGCTAAAAACCATCTTATAGTAGGTGATAGTGCTGAACCAAGATTACTGCACGAACTTAAAGCAAAAGGTTGCAATGTAGTCAAAGCAATAAAAGGTCAAGGTTCAATTACATACGGCATAGCATTACTACAAGACTATGATCTAGTTGTAGAAGAAAACAGTATCAACTTAATCAAAGAACTAAACAACTACTCTTGGTTAGAAAAAAAGTCTAAAACACCACAAGACAAATTCAACCATTTGATAGATGCAATACGTTATTCTGTATCGTATCAACTACAAAACCCAAATAGAGGGAATTACTTTATATCATAAAAGTTATTAAATTATTTGTTGGTATGTTATTTATTTGTATATTGCATTATTATTAACTAACAAAACATATATGACAGAAACAGTAAATTTACCATTAGAAGAATTTAAAAAGCTATATGCTATTAAGATTAGGTTAGAAACCTACTTTAAATATATGCAAGATGACAGAGGTGTGTTAAAAGATATTGCACCAACTTTTTTAGATGATGCAAAAGAATACATCAAAGAATACAATGAACTAACAAATGAGAAAGCATATGTATAGTAATTGTTGTGGTGCAGAAGCATCTTATTTAAGTGATGAATTATGTGGCTCTTGTTTAGAACACGCAGTATTTAACGAAATAGAAGAATAGATATGAAAAAGATAATAGATAAATTTCTAATTAAAAGAAGCATCAGACCATACAAGATAGTACCTTTATCAACTGGTGTAATTGTAGAACATTACCGTAATGGTAAATTAAAAACAGAATATTATGGATTGGTATAGCCCACCAGAATACAAAGAATATGAATGCACAGAATGTGGTGCAGATATAGAAAAGCCCGGTGTGTGTAGTGGCACTTGTCACGAAGCAAGTATGATTTAGTTAAGTTGAGTTTTGTTTAAGAGGTGCATCAGAAATGGTGTACCTTTTTTTATTATATTTACCTTACTATAAAAAACCATTTTAAAAACGTTATATAAGTATGAATATCAATATTACAGTACCAAATGATTTAAGTGAAATTACTTTAAGGCAGTATAAGCACTTTCTAAAAATACAGAAAAATGTAGATGATGAGAGTTTTTTAAATGCAAAGATCATTGAAATATTTTGCAAGTTAAACCTTGAAGATGTAATGAGGTTGAAGTTTAATGATAGTGAATTAATAGTAAGTACACTTACAGAAATGTTTGAGCAGAAGCCTAACCTAGTTAGAAGTTTTAAGCTAAACAATATTAACTATGGGTTTCATCCACAACTAGATGATTTAACTTTAGGTGAGTATATAGATTTAGATACCTTTATTGGTGATTGGGAAAATATAGAAAAAGCTATGGCAGTTTTATATAGACCAGTAGTAAACAAGATAAAAGACAAATACACAATAGAAGAATATAAAGTAGGTAAGGATCAAGAAATTTTAGATATGCCTATGGATGCAGTATTATCATCAATTTTTTTTTTGTGGAATTTAGGTCTGGACTTGTCGAAAACTATGATGAACTATTTGGACAAGGATCAAACACAAGCCTTGACGCAGTATCTAACTTCACAACCAAATGGGGATGGTATAACTCAATTTACGGACTTGCTCAAGGAGACATTACAAGATATGAAGATATCACTAAACTAGGAGTACACGAATGTTTTATGATGCTATCCTTTATGAAAGACAAAGCAGAAGTAGAAGCCAAAAGAATTAAACAAAATTTCAAATGAGCCAACAAGGTATAAGAGGATATTATCAATTAACCTCAACAATAGAAGAACAATTAAGAAGTACTGAATTTACTAATACAGTTTCCATTGGTGACATAAGCAAAGTAAACCTAAACAAGCAAGACATATTTCCTTTGGCACATATGATTGTAAATAGTGTTTCAGCAGAAGAACAAGTGTTGAGGTTTAACATAAGTATACTAGCTTGTGATATTGTAGACCAATCAAAGGATATAACAACAGATAGATTTACTGGTAACGATAATGAACAAGATATTCTAAACACGCAGCTACTAGTCTTAAACAAGCTTATACAGAAGTTAAGAATGGGATCATTACATACAGATATGTACCAACTAGATGGCAATCCAAGTTTAACACCGTTTAATGATAGGTTTGAAAACCAACTTGCTGGATGGAGTGCTACAATGACTATATTAATTTACAATGATATATACATCTGCTAATGGACTTCAAAAATGTAGATGAGGTTTTAAATGCTTATGCTGAATATGTAGTAGATAGTGCAAAGAAAAACCTAGTAGATGAAAGAAAAAGTTTAGGTGATTTATATAAATCAGTTAGCTACAAATATGAAAAAAGCCAAGATCTGTTTTTGTTAGATTTTCTAATGGAAGATTATGGAACTTTTGTAGATAAAGGTGTAAGGGGTAAAACCTCAACCTATCCAGAAACAAGTGCAGCACTATCACAATTTCAATATGGTAGTGGTAATTTTCCAAAGGGTGGTTTAACAGAGGGTATTAAAGGTTGGTTAGAAAAGAAAAGGTTTCAATGGAGAGATAAAAAAGGTAAATTTATGAGTTATGATACAATGACTTATTTAATATCAAGATCAATTTATAACAAAGGTTTAAAAGCAAACTTATTCTTTACTACACCATTTGAACTAGGTTTACAAAAGTTACCAAAACAATTAACAGATGCATTTTCATTAGACATAGAAAACGCAATTATACTAGGAACAAAAAAATAAGATATGGATTGGACATTAGGCATAGCATTTCATTTTCCACATAACAGATTTATGTTAGGTTGGGAGTACATAGCAAAAGATGAAAGGTACACATACACAACAATAAGACTATATTTATTTATAGCTACACTAACACTAGATTTTTAAAATGGCATTACAATTAGCATTAAGAAACCCACAGTTTAAATTTATAGTAGCAAGTGCCGGAGCAAGGTCTGTTGTTTGTACAGTTACTATTGATGGTACATTAAGGTATACACTAACAAAGAATTTACCTTTATCTTTAGTAGCAACTCAAACAGTTAATTTTGATATAGCAGAACTTGCAAGAGATTACATAGAGATTACCTACCAAAGTAGTTATGTGCCACAGACTGTTGATATTGAAACAAACCTAAAAAGCTATAATGCAATAAATGGTGGTGGTACTGTAATAGATGAACCAGCTACAATAACAGATAGAGGTTTTGAAGCCTATGGAACATTTGAAGAAGAAGTAAATCCAACCATACCTTTTGGCAGAACTACACCAACCTACTTAATACCTATCAATGAAGATACAGATACCTTTACAATATTTGCACCTAATAACAGAGCTGGCAAATTACCAAGCATAACTGCTTTAAATGGTTTAGTGGTAACACCTTATACAAGCACAGACACAAGTATAACAAATGTTGATGGTGTTGTATGTAACATTAAAAGAATAGATTGTACAAAGTATGGTGAGGGTAACAAAATTATCTACATAAACAAATATGGTGTGCAACAAGATTTATGGTTCTTTTTAAAAGAAACTAAAAACCT